GCTCCTCAAGAATCCTTAATTTCTCACCTTTAGGGACTCCTTTAGAGGTCAACATCTTGTTTAACCAATAGTGCTTAGGGCCTTTGCCACTTAAGAAGCTCTTACGCTTCCTCAGGGTTGTCTGTAAACCAAACTTCTGCATCACCTGATAAATACGTTGCTTAGAAACACCGTAGTGCTCCCCTATCTGCTCTGTCGTCTTTGTCTTCAGTAACTCAGCAATGGTATCTAACTCATCTTTCCAAACTATGCTTGACATAAGTACTCCTAATGTGTTAACTATACTACTATTGTAACACACAGGAATACTAAAGTCAAGTCTTTCCTTTGGTATTATTTACCTTTCTTACCTTTGGAGCAGCTACAGCCCCCTTTGGCCTTCTTTGCTGCTGCTTTGCCAGCTTTAGTGTACGGGTATTTCTTACCTTTAACTGTAGGCATCACCATTTCTCCTTATTAGCCCAATATGCCGCAGACATCTTGCCTTTGGCTATATTCTTTGCATGTCGTGCCTTGAAGGACTTCTGACGAGCCGTGGGCTTCTTATCGCCTGAGACTCCCTGTTGTCCAAACCTAATGGTCTTAACCTTGTCGCCTTCCTTGGCTACAACTACGTGAGACTTAGTAGGGTGACTAGGCGTTCTCTTTGGCTTGTTGTACCCGCTTACCCCTGCCCTTGCTAGCCGTGGATCCTTTGCTTTGCTCATTTACCTTCTCCTCTAGTTCAGCTAACTTAGTCTCTAAATCTGACAAACGAGTAAATTGCCCCTTGAATGCCTCATTGACTTGATTAATGAGATTCTTCAGGTCTGCTGCTGTCATTAACATCTTTAGTTCTCCTTGTCTAAATCTTTTGTATCAAACGTGTCTTCTGTAGATTCGCCGGTAAGCTTTGCAATCTTTGCAGTGAGGTCAGCCACACGCTGCTCTAAGAGCGCCGTTGCGCTGTTAACGAAGCCAACAGTAGCAAGGTTAGTGTTTCCGTCTTGCCTTCCGTAGTAGTTGACCGCATCAGTGCTGCCCGTGTTGTTGTGGTACACCTGCAAAAGCCTTTGATTAGCGCCCTCACTGGTTCTACCTTTTAGCTCAAAGCCAGCGCCCGGAACCGTGGTTCCTTTTTCGATAATGATGCGCTTGTCAATCGTCATGCGTATAGAACCGTCTTCAACGATGCGCTTGCTGTCACCACTAAACTTGATGTAGTCAGTAACTAGCTGAGCCTCAAGCTGACCCGTCATTACGTCGCCGGTCTTCTTAACGTAGTCGTCTAGGTCAACGCTGTCGCCTGTGAACGTACGGAATAGAATGTCCCATACGTCATTGACTTCCCACTTCTGATCTGCGGGGTATATCTCTGGACTATTAACCTTAATCCTAGTCCATCTACCTTGATCTAGAGGTGCTGCTACTACTCGGAACCGCGCCAGAGAATCATTAGGCCCGGCCATGTAGAAGTACATGTTTGGCTCTACTTTGTCCCACTTGAAGTCATATCCGCTTAGGTTCTTATTGTGCGCCCATATCTCTCTGGTCTGCATTGGGTCGTAGGTTGTTGATGTCCCGTTAGTTGTCATGCACTGGAAGTCGCCGTTGTCTGACGGCATCTGCTTAACAGCGAACTTCATCTCGCCTGAGCTATTGTCAGTAATCAGAGTGTCTAGGCGACCAGTGAGACGGTCCTCAAGGTTATCAATCAGACTGTCAACGGTGCGTAGGTTGACCGCGTGTTCAGCGTTGGTAGGGTCAGCCAGCTTGTTTATGTTTGTGTTGTCCATGTTAAGGTTACGCGCACGTATACCTCTGTTGGCATCCAGCCGAAGGATAACCTCCTTTCCGCTAGACGGGCCTGACACGAACTCAATGGCCTTCTTGAAGGTTGCGCCGTTAAGATCAACCTTGAGGATTGTTTGGTCATCACTAGATCCAAGGCCCTCAAACAGATTAATGGTCTGTGTAGTGCCAACCTTTGGCGCTATGTCCATCAATACGTCTTGATCGCCAAACTTAAGCGTGTCTGTGAAGGTAATGCCGTCGCCTCTGCCTTGGATTTCACTGAGCTTTAGGGGCGTGTTGAACGAGGTGTCGTTATTGCCTACATATATCTTGGTACTCTTTGTCCCAAGCTGTAGCGAACTGTTATCTGTACCAGAGAAGACGTTGAGCGCAATAAGCCGCCTAGACGCCCGTGTGTCCATGCCAGACTGACCGTTGATAGTAAACGGCCCCTCCATTGAATCGCCGCCTGTCTTGCTGACGTAGTTGTTAAACAGGCTTATGTCTTGTGACAGCTTGCGGTACATCTCTAGCGTGACATAGGGGGACTCAATAAGGCTAGAGCGCCATACTTTAGTAGCTAACCCTTGCTGTAGGTCATCCCCGTAGCATGTCTCAGCCACTACGTTTAGTACGGTGTCATTCTCAGTAGCAAAGCCAGAGTTCTCACAAACCCATACCTGTATTTTACCGTTAGGCTGAGTCAGTACATACTCAATGCCCTCTTGGTCGCAATACTCGCTGGCGTCCTTGCGAACATTGATCTTCATTTTGTTCTGGGCAGTACCCTCTGGCTTGTCATCAGCAAACACTGTGTGAACTCTAAGCTCACCCTCTGGGCAGTCAGTAGTGGCGTGAGGGTACGGGGATCTTACTAATGTCTCCTCATGCTCCTCAGTGATGTCTGTGACAGAGGGGCCAAAGATAGGGCCTACGAACTCACCACCAGTAATAGGTACGTAGTCATTTGGTACTTCTATGGCTTCGATCTGCTCTAGGAACCATCGGTTAACTTCTAGCTGATTCTTAAGGTCAGGTACAGTAACGGACTTAAAGCGGCCCTTAGCGTCCCTAAAGAGTACGTCAGGCTCCGTTGCTACCATACTTGTGGTAACAGGACCCATACTGCCGCCCTCGCCACCAGAGCCTCCTCCCTGTGAGTACACAATTGTCTGACCGTTTTCATCAGTAGTCAAAGGCATGTGTACAGACACCTCAGACTCGTCTGACAACACAAACACTAAGTCACCGTCAGCGGCTGTGTAAGCATCTACAATACCTAGCCCAGCTTCTCCGTCCTCACCCTTAGGACCCTCAGAACCCTTAGGCCCCGAAGGCCCCTCAGGCCCCTCAGAACCCTTAGGTCCCGAAGGACCCGTAGGACCCTTAGGCCCTTGTTTACCATCGGCTCCTCTGTCTCCTTTAGGTCCCTGTGCTCCGTCCTTGACCTCTTTGGCTTCCCACTGCTCTACTTTTTCTAGACGCCTCTTAAATTTCTCTAGAAGCATCATAGTAGTTAAATTTCGCACCTATACAGCCTCCGGTGGTTGACCTACGTTAGGTCCTCGGGGTCCTGAAGGCCCTCTGGGTCCTTGTGGAGCACTGGGGGGTTTGTTAGACATTAAGGAGTCAAATAGTTGCTGCTCCTTCTCTCCTAACTTCTTATTAGACTCTGTCGTGCTCTTCTTGTCCTGAATCTCAGTCTCCTTTAAGGCTATTTCAGCAACCTTGAGCCTGCGTTCAAACTCTTTGTCGTCTTGGTCACCCGCTTGGAGGTTTCTAGTGATAGCCTCAATCTTCTTAATCTCAACCTCTTGAGGCTCAAGCTGTGCTTCGACAGAGTACTTCTGTGCTCTCGCTTGTGACTCCTGAGCCTGTGCAGCCAAAGCTGCTGTCTGAGACTGCTGGAACTCAAGCTGTGCCTGTTGTGCTTGCATAGCTGCCTGTTGAGCCTGTGGGTTAGGCTGCTGCGCTTGCTGCATAGAGGCTATGAGTTCTTCCCTGTTACTCAGGTTCATGTTATCTACGATGCTCTGGAGCAACACAGGGTACACAGGGCTATCCTGCTTCATAGTCTGCAAGAGTTGTACAAGCTGTGTAACCTCATACTCCCTAGCTATGATACCTAAGGTTGAGGTAGCGTTGAACTTATAGTCCTTCACAGGGTAGTTCTCAGGGTCAAACTGCATATACCTATGTGCAGCCTTAGTGACAAAGGGGATCAAGAAGGACTGTTGGAAGTTAATTAAGGTGCGCTTATGACGTTTAATAATAGCGCCAAGAGACATAGAGATACCAGCGGCAGTAGCTTCACCATTAACAGAACCAGAGAGTCCTGCTGAGTCAACTGCTCCAGTAGCTTGTTGTACCATCTGCTGCAAGGAGGATGCTTGGGCGAACGTGATCTGACCCACTTGACCAAAGTTGAACGGCTGTAAGACTTCACGAGGATCTCCATTGGTTAATATAGTCTTGCCGGGGCGTACCTCAGGCTTGGCCCCTCGTGGGAACTTAGTGGCATCAATGGCTAACATAGGATGTATTGTGAGAGCCAAAGCATCTATTCTAGCTCTAAGCTCAGTATCCAAAGCCTTCTGACTATTATAGCCCTTCTCACACACACCTCGACCCCAGAACATAGAGGGTACTACGTCCCATGGGAATGCTACCACAGGCCTGTCTTGCATCATGTAGGGGTTAGCCTCAGCCTTCAGGAGGACACCACCGTTAGCTATAACTACCACAGCCTCTACGTAACTACCAGAGTCATCAGAGGAGCTTAGGTTTTCTACCTCCTCATCCTCATCATCCATGGCCTCATCTAAGAGTTGCTTAGGGACTAAGCCGTAGTACTTCGTTAGGCGCACCTTGTCATCACTGTATACAGAGATTTCATGGTCAGGCTCTAAGTCACTATCTGTGGATGCTGTGCCTACATAGGTGTCCCTATAGACCCCTTGCTCCTGTAGTTGCTCCACTAGGTGAGGACTTACAAACTCATCAATGGCTACACCCATAGCATCCTCAATGGATGTGGCTACAGGGTCAATAAGGAAGTTCTGAGGCATCACAGGCTTTAACTTAACGACTACCCTATCTGTAATGTTGACACCTACAGCCTGTAGTTGACCATCCATCATAGGCTGAGTAGCCGGGGCCATCTCTTTGATTTCCTCTAAGACTATCTCACCCACCCCGGTTCCAAAGACTGCTGCGTTAATCAAGCACTCAGCGACAGCCTTACGTACCTTAGTGTTCTCAAAGTCTTCAGTTAACTTGTTCCTTAGGTACTGTATGTCCTGAGAATCCTTGTCTCCATAGTTATCTTGGATGTCAAAGAACTTACCACGACCAAAGGTGGCTTCCTCCATCTCAGCAACATTAGACTCTACGGCCTGCTGGAGAGCCGGGGATATGATTCTTGAGCGCTCTGATTGCTTCTGCTGATCCTCTGCTGCCCAGATACCCCTCCAAAGTCGGTAGTACTCATCAAACTTCTCAGCGTAGTTACTCTCGTAGTTGTCTCGCCAGTCCTCTGCTTTAGTCATCACCCAGTCTTCTAGGGACTCATCTATCATCAGAGGATCTGGGCTATATAGGGTGTCTTTCATAATTAGTATCCCGCTACAATATCTAAGATTTCAAGCTCATCTTCTATGAACTCATGGATCCCATAAGGGATGGTCGCTAATTGATCTATGTAAGCCAAAGAGTCCACTAAGTCATCGTGTGTTAGTGGATCTGGGAACTGGAAGAGTTGATCTAGGAATCTAGCGTTCCACTCCCCCTTGTTCAAGCTTATTACACCGTTCTCAAAGCGCCCTTGCAACGCCCACATAATACGGTCTGTCTTCTTCTTATTACCGTGGGTTAACTCTTCTACCCTAAAGTACTTCCCATACTTCCTCTGAAGATCCATCAAAGGTGACATTACCG